ACCCTGCTACAACAGATTCATCGCCTGTTGCAGCAAAGCCCCTTCACCCTCGCTAACATTTCCTAAGAGTACTGACACCTACATAAGTCTGGCCCGTTTGCTGCGGTCCAAACGGAGTATTTAACTCCCTGTAGTATGAAAGTGCTCTCTGATACTCACTCGGAAATATCGGAACACCTTCCGGGAAAGCACCGCCATCGTTGACGGGCATTGAGACGTACACGGGTAAACCCATGGTCGATCTCCGATGCCAATCATCGAGAAGCGTGCGATCCCTCCGGTTCTCCAATAAAGCCGAAAGCATCAGTGTTAGCGGGCTCCCATAGAAAGCCACCTCTGGCTTTCCGGGTACCTCCATATTCCGACACAACCCGAGCATGCTCGTTATTGTGTGGTCTGGACACGAAATCCAGCATGGAGTGGTACCCTCCTCGCGTCTTCTTTCGCGCTTTGTCAGATAATGACCAAGCTCGGACTTCGTACCTATGAAGGCGAGAATTCCATCTTTTTCTAAGATGAGATTCATCGCTTCCTGAGTATGAAGTGAGACCCGAGAACCCAACGGCGTTTGGGCCCACAACTCTAATTCCACGTCGTAAATGTGGAGGTAAGAGGTGGAGCAATCGGTCTGATGCATGCCAAAATCCTTTCTGAAAGAGATTATTGGATGTATCAATAACAGACTGAATCGCCGCTGGGGCGTCAGCCGTTACTGTCTTTGGCTTTACAGGGGTGACATCGTCACCGAAGTAGGCCTCCGAGCCACAAGATTCCCTAAAGAATCCGGTGACATACGATTTACTCGTATTCACCTTCAACTGAAGGGTTTCCATGATGGCCAGTAACGGCGCATACCCGCGTGACGGTAATATAATATCATCACCGAACACGCGGACCTGGTTTGACATTTTCCAGATTGAGGACCAGTTGATACGTCCCCTAATACTCACACCAAGTGCGAGCGTTAAGAAGACAATCGACTGGACTGGAAAAGTGGTAGCTGATCCTTGCGAGGCGAACTTCTTGAGTTTCAAGAAGCCCGGGACATCAGAGATATTATCTCTAGTGTACCTCGTTCGTACGGCGTGCAGAGCGTGCAATAACGAAGGATTCCTTCGGAAGACACGTTCCACGGTCCAGCACGAAAGCCTATCACTGGCAGACGATAAATCTACCGTTGCCAGCGATCGGTCCAAGGAAGCTTTGACAACTAATTCACTTGATAGATCTTGACGACGGAAGTTGATAAACGATCCCATAAAGAGATCGCTAGTCCGCTCCCGAAGGAAAGTCCATACCAATTGCTGACAGTACTGATGTGCTGTCGGCTCAGCAGCAATAAGGCGAGGTGCCTTAGCTGTTTTTGGTACTTGTATCAAGCGAGAAGCCACTTCATGATTTAGCGGCCTCTCCAAGTCTGAATTCGCCGTTTTACCGACGAACTCAAACGGGAAGTAGTTATCAAGCTTATGCGGCCAATTTGGAAAGCACGATTTCTCGTGCTGCTCCAAACCTTCCGCAACAGCTCCAGGACCATGTCTAAGACCTGAGCCAAGGCCACTAGACTCTCTCGATCCTGAAAGATCGAGCGAGTCAAAATGACCAATAGCATCAGCGACCAGATCAGCAACTTGCTGAACTCGGTCGAGGAGATATTCGAGACGCTCATTTTTGCGTCTCCGCTTTAGTCTTTCTTCGGGGCTTTCGGCCTGCGAGAAAAGATCGAGCGGATAAGCGGAATGAGAGTAGGCAGTAGACTCGCCAAGATGGCGATCGTCTGCCCCGTTCTCGAAATCGACGTCGTCGGAATCCCATCTAACGGTGGGAGGCCGGAGTTGTCGTTCGATTCCATGGTACTCTCCGATTGTCGCAGCAATGCGATCGTCAGAGCATTCCGTGGCTATCTTCTTCCCAAGGCAGGAAATCTGCCGAAGGAATAGGATGGCTAAAGAATCGACTCCAGTCTGTAGACAGCCGTTTTTATCGAACACACGCAACCATAGTCCCGAAAGAAATTTCGGCACCTTGGTCCTTGTCGAGACCACTCGTGAGAGAGGTCCTGATATAGGCAGGCGTCCAGTCTCCAATCCCTCCAAGAGGAGAGAATCGAGATTTGGAAGGTCGAGGGTAAAGAACCCAAGACCTCGTGATCGACTGAGTAGGGTTAGGTACTCGAAATCGAGATCCAACCCCCTCAACGACGGGTATGCTAGGCGGAGATCAGAAAAGATCCCGCCCATGACATGGAGAAGAGCATTAACCTGGCTTTTCATGCCTATTCCTTTCGGAAATGGTATCCAAGCCACGGATCACACTAGCTGCACGCCTTTCTCAAGGGTGTGTAACGGTACTTCGCCGGCTATTTCTAGCTTTCGAAGTTGACCATCTTTGTGACATTTGCGCCTGAGCTTGCGCTCAGGTAGTTGCAAAGGCCGACGGCCACGCCTACCGGATCGGTCAGGGTATCACCCTGCTCGTTCTCGACCGTGATCGTGGTCCTACGAATGTAGGACCTCGTCGCGGGGGCGACGGGAAATACCGTCCAACGGAGCTCGATGTTGTGGCGATCGATCGCCACACCACGAGCTTTATCCGTTCGGGTGGTATTCCGAATGAACATGCGGAATTCGTCCGTATTTGACCGAAGAAGCCACTCGGATGAGTAGGCGTCCTGGTTGATACGAATCAGAACTCTCGCAACGGCATTCACCGTTACGGTTTGTGGATCCGCGAACATGCTTTATTCTCCTTGTTTCTGGCTAAGCCAGCAGTGACAACGGACATTATGCCCGCGTTACTGCTAACGAGGCCAGAATGCCCAACTGGTTCCCGTCGAGAAACGGGAATTGGGCAGTGACAGAGGGCGATACGGAAGTGCGAGTTTTGCCTTCCCGGATTATTTGTATCGGTTCCAAAGAATACGGCTTAGTATTCTTCGTGCCCGACAAACCCGGGGCAGACCACTCCGTACGAGTGTGCGTCATGACTACACATGTAGTCAGACTGGCTGGGATGATATTTCGTGAGGCCGATAAATACGACCCCACATTTGCACCCCAGTCAATGAGCCAGCTCCATGGTATTAGCTCCCAGACAGTAGAGAAATCTACTGTCAGGCCTAATACACATCGCTGAATCAAGCGCCTCATCTCCGAAGGTGTGTACATCTTTGAAAGATCAGCTGTAGGTGTCCACCTACAATGAACTCTCTTAGTACGTACTGTGTTACCCCTAGCACGAGTAGACAGGAATATCCCGTTACTCTGCTGAGTCCAAAGGACATCAGATGCTAAGGAACCCATACCAACGGTGACCGTCCTACGTAATCCCTTTTGGGTCTTAAGGCGCTCAACTTCCTTGATCCGTCTATCGACTTGATCTTGGAAGTTAAACATCTTAACTACGTCCTCAACTACGGGTTTGATCCCGAATTGATAACGTAGGTTCTCCCTACCAAATTCACGAATGAGGCTTTGAGACCTCTTTTGAATCAGGTGGAAGAGTTCACCAATTTGGAGAAGCTCAACCGGCACGTCCACGTATGGGCGTGACGGATTAGTACGAGCTGCTGCGGTAGTTGCCGCAGCCACGTCTCCTGGGATTCCGTCGGGATTCCCAATATGGGGACCAGCAACCGTAGACCTAAGCATATCGCAGACATAGGCTTGGAAGCCCGTACCTGCAGTATCCAAAGGATGGTTGATGATCCCACCAAGAAACTTCCATGACGCACCATTAATGGGCCGACAATCTCCCGGATCAGTAAAATCCGTGAAGCTTTCGGACACATTGGTGATCGGCACAGAAGCAATTGGGGCACCAGATTGCCATCGAATACCACCATCAATGG